CGGACATTATACAGAAAACTGTAATAATGATTGACTAGGCTCCCTGCCGAAGCGACATGCTAATGACCCACTGATCCCTGGTGCCCTTCACATGCTTTTTCCTAGCCAATATTTTGGTTAGACCCTACAGATTCCCCACGACATAGTTGGTGCTAAGTACCGTTGACTTAGTTGTTCGGATTCTTCAGAATACATCCAAATCCTCCCAAGTCGGGATCATAACCCTCTCGGATCAGAGGCCTGGGTCGCAAGCATAATCCGCGCTGGTCTGCTATCACCGCCTACATGTCCAAGCCTCAGAGGACCCGGCCACTAGCTGCCATGAAATTTGACCTAGGAAGTTACTTTCACATCTCCATACAGAACAGGTAGTGATTCCCCAACCAGGTCGCAACCCGGAAGGGGGGCTGTCCGTTCCCTTGGGCGATTTCAACAACCCCATACGATGTGTGCGGTAAGTTTGGAACTCAGGGACTTACCAGGTCACTGCAATTCTATACGTATTTCCCCCTATGATGGTACATGACCGACATGTAGACAGAGTGTCGTTCGCCGTCCGATCACGCCAGAGTTGAAGTCAGGCTTCGTCAGGACTAGCCATTCCGACACAGAGGCGTACGACGTTCGCTAGCCCACGCTAGTCTCCCGCATTGTGAAGCATGTGTCTCGATGACTTTCACAACCCCCTCCCTGAGCGGATACGAAGTTGTGTGACTAGGCCCTCCAGCCCCTGGTCCGTGTGTGGGTGGTTGAGAATTTACCTAGGCGCCCCGGTCCCTAGCTCCCGCCCCTAGCTCATTAGAAAACTAATTCCGCCGTATGGGGCAAGGCCTCTCTTGACTACCGCAGTAGCCCCACGATAAAGCGGCCTCTCTTAAGCCGCAACGACATGATCTACATGGCCACCTCGGAGTCTGAGGATCACCCTCACGTCCTCCTTTTAGGCCAGCATAGGGTCCACGCGAACCTTTACAGCGCACACAACCTGGTCTGCGAACCTAACGCCCGCTGGTAGTTCATCCAGGAAATGTTTCCGCAAGATCTTTCGGGATCCATCGCACTCAGCTAGCAGCCTCGGTTCCTTCACCAGAGAGCCCAGTCTACCCGAACTCAACCTGAGACGACCTCGGCCTAGCAACACCCAGGATGCTTGTGCAAGCTAAAATCTGAAACACTTGTCTGACTCCGAAACTTTCTTTATTCAACCCGCGTGGTAGCAACAACCCAATGCCGACTTACTGTTTCCACAACGGGGATGAGCCCGGTAGTCTTTCCAGAGGAATCTCTTCGTCAAAGCTTGCCTTGAGCGGAACTCAACACTAGCCCATTTCTCCTAATGCGCGCTAGTCGATCTACAACAAATCTACAATAATTGCTCCTATATTGTGGTAGGATTGTTGGCAATCCATGGTGATTGCAATAACGCCGAGGCCTTTCCTTGAACCTAATTCCGGTAGGCAAAACAGTATTACAGGTCTTATGCAGTTCAACATCTCCGAAGCCATGCACTTTTCCTTCCAGATCCTAGCGTAGGTTAGTCATACCCATTGCCTAACAGGATCCTTTCAGAGTGTACTACAGCTTGTTTGAATGACACTAGCCGGCTCCCTGCCCTTGTTGGTAACGACTGGTCGGAATAAATCCTACCAACCAAAAGTGGGTGGCCCTCGTGCTTACTGCCCAACTGTTTTGCGAACCAGGCTTCTATTTCCAGCCACGGTTGACATGCATCCGACCCCATCGGATTACCCCCATCCAGCAATGGCCGCCATCTTAGCATGGAATCAAGAGTCTCCCAAAGCGCGAAGCTTACTTGGTCGTCTAACCTCCAGCATAAACTGACGTTATCCATCCCGCAGGATCCAGTTCTAATGGCCAATATGGTTCCCATTCTCCCGTAGAGAGATACCCATCATCCCGTTGGACATGTAGATCCGGATAAAACTGGATTTCGGAAGAGTCAAAGCCGTAATTATCGAGTGCCCTCTCGTGCGACTTTTGCTCCTCAACACTCAAACCCCACGTTCTTTCGAACGCGACCCTTGTATCATCGTCAATCTCGATACGCGGGATTTTGTCGTGAAGCCCCAAAACGCCTTCCATCCTCAAGCGATACACCAGTGAACTGGAGCCGGGAAGCCTCTCAAGATCGAAGGGGACTTGTTCCCAGCCACCGCTAAGACGAATCATCATCCTAGCCCAAGCATCCAGAACCGGTATGCCTTTATTGATAGCGAGCTCACCTCTCCCAATTGCGTTGAACACCTTCATTCCATGGTTCCAATCATGGAAGTACTTGTGAGTACTTCCACCCGTCGCGAGAACCTTTCGGTAATCGCGGGCCAAGGTCCATCCCCCCTCACGGAGGGTAGGCCGAGTTTGACACCATAATATGTCTTGAAACTCACGAGCCACGCATTCAATCTTTACTTCATGCCCAAACTCAAGAAATGTACTAGGTAGCGAGTCCAACTTGTGCAACTCCTCCTCCTCAAGGAACAACAGCACATCGTCCCCATCATCGGCTATTTCGAATTTCGATACCCCGAGCATCCGCATCGCTGCAAACACCATCACCACCATAAGTAGACAGTTGCCCAATGCTGTGTTGACATCACCGGTTACACGTTTTCCAACAACCTTGTACCGGATACCATGGGCACTTTTGCCTTTGGTATTGAGCTGCCAATCGAGCAACCGACTAAGCTCGGCTGTATCTCCACCCAAAATCTTTCTGTACATATCATGTTCAAGCATTAGTAATTCTTTACTAACGTGTTGATCGAAACGTGATGCATCGATGCCCACCACTACTGGTTTCCCAAAGCTCCGCCACTTCTTTTCAAGAAGACGCATTCGCTGAGTTTGGTTGAGCCCTTTCCCTATCAGTCTGGTTCTGCTCGCTACGCCCTGCAAGGACCTAATCGTTTTCATGTTATAAAACATTTCCTCGATAGGTCTCAAGAAGGAGAGCAACTTGAGGTTGTACCTGGGATCTCGTGCCTGAATCAGTCTGGGGTCCTTCATAGTAGCCCAAACCTTTTCAGCCTTGATAAAACTCTTTGTCTGAGAGTCAAGATGCTGCACGGGTAACGTCTGTAACGTAACAAAAGCATTTAAATACTTTTCCCGTTTGGAGCCAGCATATTTAGACATGACCCTCTCGAGTGACCAAGGTGCACTGTTATGTCCCCTGTACGTCCTCCTCATTGCTGAGATAATCTGATGAGATGATCTCCGTAGTTCCCGCATCCCCTCGCTAGTAGGTTCCGGAACCGCACCCAGCAGTCGCGTTCTCAAGGCATGTAGCTCAGAACACTTGCAGGACTGCCAAGTAAAGCAAGGACGGTCGTCAAATTGGACGACGGGTCTCACCACGTTGTATATTTTGCGCTTGCCCTGGCAGAATAAATCCCTATCGCTATCTTTCAGGATCATGCAGCCTGGAGCCAAGTCCTTGTGACTACTCACATGAGGACCCGGACAGACTGCAGGGAAAGATATGGGCTTTAGAGAAAATACTCTTTGGCACGCGCCTGCGGTACTATTGGGGCAGGACTACACCAATAGCGCCATGACTCAAGGACAGAAGCTAGAATACCTATATCCCGCGTAAGTAATCTAGTCACGCTCCATGTTCTATTGTCCAGAGGTGTCTCACCTATACTGTTCAGCATCTCAATCGCCACTTCAGCTTCCCTAGTCTGGAGTTGACTAAGGCCGCCTTCCGGTAATGAATTAAAGGCCTTCATTATCGTGGACGCCTCGAATGGAACGAAGTCTTGGTCACTAACGTTCCTATCCTTAGCCCATACAACAGCGCGACCATGCAAGGCCGCCAAGAGTGCTGTTGTGCGTCTGCGTTGATTTGCGTACTTAACAAGGTACGACTCAAGTTCCGGACAGAACATGCAAACTCGCCTGCTCCAAGTGGGGCCGTGTTCATACGACAGCACTTGAAGCCTTATGGCTTTGTCCTTGTACTTCCCGCTGACGTGGTAAGCTCCTCGTGGCAAGTCCTTACCTACCGTCGTCTCCATCAAAACTCTAGCCGGATGGGGGAAAGGGAGTCCTCCCAAGGGTTCGAGTACACGTCTCGCGACGCATCCGCCTACAGATTGCAGACGGTCAGTGAAGATCGACGCGCCAAGTCCAAGACCTGCACATATCGCACTAGGCGACGGAAGCAGTGCCTCGTCCATGACGGCCCTATGCAGTATCGCCATACTACCACCATAGCGTTGGTTGGTCCCAAAGTCCAATCCAAGCTCAAGATATCGCAACGTCATGTTAACGAACCGCACTCGTCCCGTTTCTACCGGGGGGGGCAGTGCAGCTCCACGGCGATGGAGTCCTGGCAAGCCTTGGTAATCAAGTGCAAGCAGCTCCCTATTACGCAATTTCTCATAAGTAGCACGGTAATGCGTGAAGCTGGTCTGGGTACCAGTCTCCCTCTGCATTCGTTCCCCTAGCCAGTTTCTACCACCTTCGAAACCGACCATTTCCTTACCAACGCGGGGCTCACACCGAATCCTGGACTCACCCGTCATTCCATAAACTGGATGACGGCGATTTACGGGAATATTCCTATAGTCCAAGAAACGCCGACCGCTGGTCACGGAAACCCACACATCAGGTGAGCGTCCACCTTTTCCTTTGGAAGAACGGAAAAAGTTGCCCGGAAGTGGCAAGTCATCCTCGGAGTCAACGCTCGAGACTGAATCTGAGTCATCACTCAGGCTGGGAGAAGGTTCACTCCTCGGAGCCCTAGGCCTTCCATGGCCCGGACGTCTTCTATTCACTGGTCCCCGTTGGTTTCGACCTCCTCGGTCTTGTCCACGGCGTGGTTGGGGTGGCACTCGTCTCTGGTCACGTCTAGCTGGATGCCTTCGGTTATCCATAATGCGTATGTGTTAGTTTTTATTGAAC